GTTTCTGTGTTTCATCATACTCAACTTTGATAGTCGCTTGATGTCCTTTTGCTTGTATCTCTTTGTGATACAAAGCTAAGTATTCATCAATGTCCATAGTGAAACTGAATTGCTGTTCACTACTGTCCATGAATTGAGGTTTAAAGTAGAAACAACTATCGGTATCAGTAAAACGAGAGTACGCATGATTGCCACTACTATACTTTTGTAGCACTCTCATATCTTCCATTGGAAAGTGCTTTTCTACTTGGGGTGTAATTACATTATCCCAAACATCTTCCCTAACTGAACGATAGTTCTCTTGAGCCAATCGCAAATCTTCCTCGACTTGCATTGGCATATTGTTGTAAACAGTATGTTGCCATTCTTTTTTCAACAACTGTCTTTTCTGTTGGTTTAGTCTTATCTTTTCCATAATTATCCTTTCTAGTTATGGTTATTTGTTTCGATATTATTATCACTATTTCCCACAGAGTTCAAGAAAATAGTGAGTGCCTCGTGATTTCTTGCGAGCCATTCTTTCATACAACCTAGGCTATGAAAGTGTTTGTGTTCAGCTGGGACCTCGAGGTACTGTTGCGCCTCCCTGTCGTAATCGCCTTGAGGATACGCGTAGTAAGATTTCGGATAGAATTTCTTACCACAATTTAGGCAGTACTTTCTCATTGTACTGCCCTGCTTGTTGGTGTTTTTGAAACTCGCCCTGTTATATTAAATATATCAGTAAAAGTTCTGTACCCACTTATCATCTGTTCTTCGTTAAGAGCAACACAAGTAATCGCTAACTTGCCATCTTTGGTTTCCCAGATTTTAGACTTATCGTCCCAGAAACATCTGCGTTCTTCTATTCTATCTCTTTTCTTGCAGTAGTGACAAATGTAGAAATGATCTGCTTTTGATAATGCGTCAATCACTTCTTCTTGATCTTCGATTAGTTCGTCTACTCCGTTTTTTAAATTATTTTCTAAATGCATAATTTATCCTTTCTAGTTAATTTAAAAAAGTTTCTCATATTCGCTTGACATTGTCAACTATAATCCCATATAAATAATTGTGCATTGTATCTCTAAAATAGCACTGCAATGCACTGAACCTTCAATCCTTTGGACTGAAGGTTAGGTACAATAGGCCTTAAATTGTTAGGCGCGACAGCGTTAGTCATTGCCGGGGTTTGGCCTTCCCGGGCCAGGGCTCAGGCGCAAGCGCACAAGGGCGAAAATAATATTTGACAGTGTGTCATGAATATGGGATAAAATGATATAACTTAAAAAGGAGAAATAATATGGACTATCTAGCTTTAAAAATACCTGCTGACATAGAGCAGAAAATAACATCACACACAGTGAAGGACCAGCTGCCGCCTGAAGAAGGTGGAGGCTATCCATTCAAAGGTGATAACGGCGCGTATGAGTTGTGCGGCTGTGACATGATAGAGATCGTGCCAGCTGCCTACACTGACAAAAAAGGAAGATTGCACCTGGAAGGTGAGCTGTATTGCGATGAAGAGGGCCTGCTAAAAGCTGCCCCCGTGCACAACTGGCGTGCCAGCCAGATGCGTTACTGGTATATGCACCCGCGCTCAGAGCAGCTCGTGCCAGAGTGGCGTGACTGGTGCAACATTGCTGGTGATGCATGCTTCGTCGTCCCAGCCACTGACGAAAATTTAAAGATCATGGAGGACATCCTTGACTCATAAACCTAGCTCCCCGCACCACCACGTGCGGGGCGTGGTTAACGATTATTGGATCCAGCGCCGGGAAAAATTAGAGGAGCGAAGGCGCAGGCGCACAAGCAAAGTAGCAAGCGAGCAAGCGCACAAGCCTATTGACAAACCAATAGATCTATGGGATAAAGTGATATAAATAGAAAGGACATAATTATGGAAAAACAATATAAAGAATGGTTCACACCTGAAGCGCGCGAGCACTACTATGAGGAGCATATTAAAAGCCATTTGCGACGAATAGAGCTGCTAGAGCGGCAGCTGTACCTGGCCCGCGACGAGCGCGACGAGTGGCGCGAACGATGCAAGAAGCTAGTAATTGAAAATATAGGGTTGCAGAAATGAACGCGGCCCAGCGGAAGCTAATCACTGGGGGGCTGTCAAAGCCCTCCAAAATGCCGGGCTACTCTTACAACCTGCCCGCGATCCATTGCAAGACAGGCGCGAAGCTGGCCCAGATACCGGGCACCACGTGCCACGGCTGCTATGCATTGAAGGGGCGCTACAGGTTCCCCAATGTCATGGACGCCATGATGCGAAGACTAAACAGCATAACGCGGCCGGACTGGGCGCGGACCATGGCAGCGGATATAAATGCCAGGAAGAGTCGCTGGTTCAGGTGGCACGACTCAGGCGACATCCAGTCGGTCAAACACCTATTAAAAATATTCCACGTATGCAGGTTAACACCTGACGTGGCGCACTGGCTGCCCACACGGGAAGCCGGGCTCCTTTCTAAGATCCCGCAGGACCGGGTGCCGGGGAACCTGACTATCAGATTATCGGCCACGAAAGTGGACGGACCGGCGCCTGGATCTTGGCCGTTAACTTCCACCGTTACGACAACAGGGCGTACTTGCCCGGCCCCTGATCAGGGCAACGAGTGTAAGAGCTGCCGCGCCTGCTGGGATCAAGAAGTTAAGAACATTGCATATGGAAAACACTAGACGGCGGGCGCTGCTGTACGTGGCGGCCCGCTTTATGATGGTGCGCATAGACAGCTGCGCGAAGCGCCGGGCCACAAGGCACAGGCGTGCAAGCGAACAAGCTTCGTGAAGCGAGGACTCAGGCCGCAAGCAGCAAGCGTTCAAGCTCGGGCCAAGATTCAAGCCGCAAGCGAGCAAGCTCACAAGCACTCAGGCCGCAAGCCGCAAGCTCCCGGATCGCGGAGCCTGGATAAAGTTTCGGGTATCGCGCATCGTGGGTCTGTACAAGGATGTATGTGTTCGTTGGGTGCTTTACATGGAACGCAATTTGGTGTGGTGAGAAGGTCACTTTATTACTTTTTGTTACTTTTAACTCGACTGTAAAAAAGCCACGCTTTTCAGCGTACCCAACTAGATCAGGAAAGCCAAAAGATGCCCAAGATTCAACACGTGTCCACGTAATATTCGGTGTATTTTTTTTAACTTTTTGCCAAAGTTTTGACTCGGGTTTCAAAGTAATTAATCAACAAAAAATATGCAACGATACTTGTCTTTTGCACCCAGTATTTTGTTCTCTACCAATCTTATTTCTCTGATATTAAACTCTTTAACTTCTAAATCAGAACCTTGGTACGAAAGCAATTGCACTCCTGCATCCATACCTGCCTCCGAGTCACAAAATTTCTGCAACACTTGCATAACTTTTTTAACATCATACCTTAAATGTTTTATTCTAAGATCTACTGCTCTTGTCATGTTACCTCCTTTTTCCTTGCCCCCTATATTTTTTATAGTTGCGTCTCTTGTGTTTATTCTTTGGCCTTGATCTGACGCTGTGACCAATAGCTGTTCTCTTCTTTGGTCCAGGTACGTGATCGCTGTACAGTTTACTCTTCTTTGCCAACTGTGTACTCTCCTTCTACAAGAACCTTATTGTCTTCGTATATTTTTTTCATTTTACTTTCTAATTCTTCGATTGATAAATCCTCTATCTTACCTGTCAAACTTATTTTTTGTTCGATGTAGAGTCCTGCTGCTTTCCCTCTTGCCACCTCTGCATTCGCAGCTGCCGAGAAAGCTCCTTTAGATAAAGCTGCTTCGCGTATACGGCCGAGTTCTGTGATGTGTTTTTCAAAAGTAACCTCATATTTCTTTTGTACTTCTGTTCTGATTTCTCCGATATATTTAACAACGAGTGGATACTTGTTTGGATTACGTAACTCAGACGCGCGTACGTGAGCGCTGCCCTCTGCATAGCCTGCTTCCAATGCACATTCTGTTGGTGTCTTACGTCCTTCATTGTAAACCAATAACTCCGCGAACTTTTTTTGTTGTTCAGATAATTGTTTGGGTAATCCCATAAAGGTAAATATAAGTAAGTTTACTTGTGATTACAAGTTTAATCTATGATCTTTTTAATTTTCAATCTGCCCATGTCTTCATACAAAGAAGCAGTAACTTCTTTGCACTGCATGTATATTCCATCTTGTTCTTCACCTATCTGTCTGGTGATCAAACGTTTCTGTTTGAGACAGTCGCTAAGACCCTCAGTTGGCACCATCTCTATTGTTGCACCGTTTTGTATCATGAGTATTGCAAAAACAACTTTAATGGTTTCCATTCTTTCTCTCCTCCAGGTCTATTAGTCTCTCTTCATGGAATTGTATAACCATATCGTTCTTGAGTATCATTGGTATCTCTGCTTCCATTTGTTCTTTTAGTTTGTCTACGTTCTCACCAAGGTACTCGACCAACATGTAGAGCTCTTGGACTTGTGGACTGACCATGCCGCCTTTGGGCACTGAATCTATAAAAGTATTAGCTGCTTCTAAATCTTTCTCCATTAATTGCAATGTAGTTTCGATTTTATTTAAACGCTCAATTACAGAAAAATATGACATAGTGCCAATGGCTACGGCTGCGAGTATGGCTAAAAGATTACGTGCCGGGAGCGAAATGGATGTGCTGTCCGATAGCTTCATTTAACAATTCCACCTACGTCTAGCTTGTCTAATTCTAGAGTTAGGATCGTTTCTAGTTTTTGCAGATGATCTTTTTAATTGACCAAGCGATCTTGCACAATAAGACTTACGTCTCTTTGCTGCCTTACTGCCTTTCTTAACTTTACCTGTAACTGCTGTTTTTAATTTACTTCCAGGATTAGCACGACGATAGGCTTTTACACCTTTCGCTGTCATACCTGCACCACTTTTGGTTGGACGATAGTTTGCGCCCTTACCAGTAGTGGTCTTAGGTATCTGCCCCCTAGACGTAGCCATTAGCTAGTCTTCTTTTTTTTCTTCTTAGGTTTCTTTGCTGTCTTAGCTGACTCTTTTAAAGCTTTGTCTGTTACAGTGCCTTTACCAGGTTTACTTGTGCCTCGTTTTTTTGCTCTGTTCATATAATAGTACAAACCTTTTTTAACAGTTCTACCGTCTTTAGTTGTGTGAGTATGTTTAGCCATTACACCTTGCCTCCTCTTTTCATCATTGGTTTCATCATGCCGCCGCCTCTTTTCATAGCGCGTCCGCCACGTGACATTTTTTTCTTCATTACGCCGCCGCCCATTTTACCTGCGCGTCCACCGCGTGACATTGTTTTTTTCATTACACCGCCGCCCATTTTGCCTGCGCGTTTTTTCTTTTTCTTAACTCTTTTTTTAACTTTACCGCCGCGTTTTAGTTCAACACCGCGTCCAATTAAAATGTCTTTCCTAGTGGTTCTACCATCACCTGATAAATCTGGAAAGCTGCTACCGTTTTTTGCCATGTCTATATCTCCTATAAGATTGTCGTTTTAAAACTGTACCCTCGTAATAGTCTAAAGGCCAGTGCTGATAATATCCAGTTTTGCGTAAATTGTCACTAGCTTTTTCTAACTCGTCAAACTTTTGTATAAGTATCATGATAAACTCGTTATGGGGCTGCCATTCTTCTGTTTCTAAAAATTCTACTGGCTCTTCCTCTTCTTCGTCGTACGGGTGTGAGCCCATTAGGTATATATCTTGTGGCACAAACACTAGATTATA